GGTCCAGCCAGTAGGATGAAGCGTGCGGAGGGCGGCGATGTCGACCTCTCCAAGGGTTTATACGACAAGGCATTTGGACCTGACGAGGATGATATGGCCATGGCTAAGTCGATCCGTGGCTTCCCCGGCAAAGTGATGGGTAAAGTGAAGAACATGGCCAAAGGCCTGTTCTCCACGGCCCCCAAAGCTGACAGCGTCACAAAGACCAAAGAGTCGGTCACGGTGTCGCCAGCGGGTAAAAAGCGCGGCGGAATGGCTTGTTAAAAACGAGTGGGGGCTTCGGCCCCCGCTTTTAATTGGAGAAAAATATGGCTGATTCAGTAACGAGCCAAACGATTATTGATGGTGAGCGCACGGTCATCATGAAATTTACAAACATCAGTGACGGCACTGGTGAGACTGCTGCTTTGAAGGTGGATGTTTCTGCATTAGCGCCCAGCGCATCAGGCTCTGCGTGCGATAACGTGACGGTCACCAAAATCTACATTTCTACTCATGGCATGGAAGTCAGAATGCTTTGGGACGCCACAACAGATGTGCCGTTTTTTCTATCAGCGCCCAATGCTACCCAAACGCTTGACATGAGCGCTTTTGGTGGTATTACTAACAACGGCGGTGCTGGAGTTACTGGCGACATTATGTTTAGCACGGCTGATGCTTCTTCTGGTGACACCTACTGGTGTATCTTGGAGATGGTCAAGGGTTACGCATAATGCCAAGCAAATCACCAGAGCAGCACAGTTTTATGCAGGCGGTCGCGCACAACCCTGCGTTCGCCAAAAAAGTTGGCGTGTCTCAAAAAGTTGGCAAAGAATTTTCCAAAGCAGATAAGAAAATGAAAGGCGGCGGCTTGTATGACAACATCAATGCAAAACGTGAAAGAATCGCTGAAGGCTCTGGCGAAAAGATGCGCCGCGTGGGCAGCAAGGGTGCGCCAACGGCTGGTGACTTTAAGCAGTCAGCAAAAACCGCCAAAGTAAAATGACCAAAAAAAAAGTCAATCTTGCAGTCGGTCGCGGTGAAAAATTGTCCGTTGCCAAAGGCGCTGGGCTTACCCAAAAGGGTCGCGACAAGTACAATCGAGAGACTGGTTCACACCTAAAAGCACCCCAGCCAAAAGGAGGTCCACGCAAGGACTCTTTCTGCGCTCGAATGTCTGGTGTGGTCGAACATTCTAAAGGGGACGCGCCACGCGCAAAAGCATCGCTGAAGCGGTGGGACTGCCCCGGCTGGTAAGAGGGAACAACGATGGCATATTCAGGCTCTGTAGGCACGACCGTCGTAACGGTCCAAACGCTGATTGACCACGGTGCTCGTCGCTGCGGCAAGTTAGCCGAAGAGCTGACCTCTGAGCAGGTCCTAAGCGCCCGCGAGTCGCTTTACTTCCTGCTGTCTAACTTGATCAACATCGGCATCCAGTATTGGGCCATCAGCAAGAAGGTCTACGGCTTCACGGCAGATAAAGCAACGTACCTGCTGCCCCTTGGTGGCAACGACGTGCTCAATGCCCTGTACCGTTATATGAACCGCCCTGACGGCAGCTACACATCATCCGCAGGCGGCACAGTGGCCAATCTGTACGATGGTGATGTAGACACGGTATGCACTCAAACCTCTGCAAATGGAAATTTTGCTATCAACTTTGGCCCGTCCAACCCAATTTTTATTGGCTCAATTGGGTTCCTGCCTGCCTCCAGCGGCACTAAATCATTCATCCTTGAATACTCGCTTGACAACGTAACTTGGGCAACCTTGGTCGATCTTGGGTCCATTGCCGTGGTGGATAACGAGTGGGTTTGGACCGACATTGCCGACGGTCAGACCGTGCCGTACTACCGCATCCGGGCCTACAGCGGGACCACCCTGAGCCTGCGCGAGTTGTATTTTGGCAACAACAGCACAGAGATCACCATGTCGCGCCTGAACCGCGACGACTACACCAACCTGCCAAACAAGAACTTCACAGCCAACCAGCCGTTCCAGTTTTGGTTCAATCGGACCATTCCTCAGAGCGAGATCGTGCTTTGGCCAACGCCGCAAGACGCCTTTTATCAAATGACCATCTGGTACTCGCGCCAGATCATGGACGTGGGTGACCTGTATGGCGAGCTGGAGGTCCCACAGCGCTGGTACGAGGCGGTGGTGATGATGCTGTCGCACAGGATGAGCATGGAGCTGCCCGGGGTGGACGTTGCCCGCACCCAGTACCTTGAAGGTCAAGCTGACAAGTACCTTGCCATGGCCGAAGAGGAAGAGCGCGACAAGTCGCCCATCTACTTTGCTCCAAACATCTCCGTCTACACGAGGTGAGCGATGGCCATTTTTCTGGACACCCTCGGATACTCTGACATTGCAATTGCGATATGCGACCGCTGCAAGATGAAGCGCCCGCACGCCGTGATGCGCAACGACCCCAACTTTCCGGGTCTTCGGGTGTGCAACGAAGGCTGTGCAGATGAGCTTGACCCCTACCGTTTGCCTGCTCGCAAAACCGAAAGGATAACGATTCGGTTTCCACGTCCTGACCTCCCCCTGAACGCTGGCGACAACTATTTGGTCACGGGCGGTGAAACCAGCGTGTTCCAGATCTCGACCGAACAGAACACCCAGACTCCAACGTCGACTGGAAACAAGGACACTATTGCCCCGAACCCGCCAGACAACACGAGCACATAATGTCCGCACAAGTAACCATACTCCAACTGCCAGCCGCTGGTGCTATCACAGGCACTGAGGCGGTTCCTATTGTCCAAAATGGCGTGACGGTGCAGACGACCACGGCTGCAATTGCTGCAAGCCCGTCGCAGCCCTACACTTACCTGACCGTCACCCAAACGCCTCAGTTGGCCAACAGTCGCTACGTTGGCGCGACCAACGGCCTGTCGATCACCGACGGCGGTGCGCAGGGACTGTTCAATATAACGACTACAGGCGCTCTTTTGTCGCTGGTGAACTCTGGTACTGGGTTTCAGGTAAAAACGTCTTCTACGGCCATTACAGGCCGTTCTATTGCTGTTTCTGGCGTGGGCCTGTCGATTGCTGACGGCAATGGCATTGCTGGCGATCCAACAATCACTTTGGCTGGCCAAGTCCTGAATTTGGCCAACTTGAGCGCCAACGGCCTGATGGTGATCACCACGGCTGGTGCTCTGTCGGCGACGTCAATCCTGAACGTGGTTGACCAGACTGCTGTCTTTAATGCGGACGGCACGACTGGCAACCCGACCATTGGTTTGGCGTCAAACCCCATCATCCCCGGCACTGGGTCAATTTTTATTCCCGTGGGGACCACTGGCCAGCGGCCTGCTGGTGTAGACGGAAAGATCCGCTACAACAGCACCGACGGAGCCTATGAGGGCTATTCCACGGGCGCATGGCGTCAATTCTCGCTGTCTGGTGGCGTGACCTTGATCAACACAGGGACGGGCCTTACAGGCGGCCCTATCACGGCCACAGGCACAATTTCCATTGACGTCACCACCGTGACCGCTGGGTCCTACGGGTCTTCGACTCAGGTAGGCACTTTCACCGTCAACGCCCAAGGCCAACTGACTGCGGCTGCCAACGTGACAATCACCCCTGCTGCCATCGGCGCGGTGGCGTCTGTGTCTGGAACCGCAAACGAAATAACCGCAACGGGAACCACTACGGTGGTGCTGTCGCTGCCTGCTGCTTTGACCTTTACTAGCAAGACGGTGACAGGTGGCACGTTTACGCTGCCAATCATTGCGTCCATATCCAACAGCGGCACGGTCACTATTCCCACGGGAACCGACACGCTGGTTGCCCGCACCAGCACCGACACGTTGACCAACAAGTCAATCTCTGGCTCAACCAACACGCTGACCAACATTGCAAACGCCTCGCTGACAAACAGCTCACTGACCGTTGGAACAACGTCAATATCCCTTGGTGGAAGCTCGTTGACCCTTGGTGGCCTGACATCCGTCGCGGTCACTCAGGACCCAACTTCTGCGTTGCAGTTGGCTACCAAGCAGTATGTGGATGCGGTGGCCGAGGGCCTGCACATTCATGCTTCTTGTGCAGCGGCAACCACCGGAACGCTTGCTTCAATCACTGGCGGCACGGTAACCTACAACAACGGCACGGCTGGTGTTGGGGCGACTCTGACCTTGTCGGTAGCCTTGACTGTGTTGGATGGCTACACGTTGCTGAATGGCGACCGCGTTCTTGTGAAAGACGAAGTTGCCAGCGCCAACAACGGCATTTACACATGGGCGACGGGCGGCACTGTTCTTACTCGCGCAACTGACTTTGACACCGCCGCTGAGATGGCAAGTGGTGACTTCACATTCATCACCAACGGCACTTTGTATGCAAACACTGGCTGGGTGCAGACTGACCCGGTGACTGTTGTGGGCACAAGCCCTGTGACATGGGTGCAGTTTTCTGGCGCAGGCACTTACACGGCAGGCACGGGGCTGACTCTGACTGGCTCTCAGTTCAGCCTGACAGCGCCTGTGACGGCAGCTTTGGGTGGAACTGGATACACCAGTTACGCCGTAGGTGATATGTTATACGCAAGCGCTTCAACAACATTGTCTAAACTAACGCTTGGCACACAAGGTCAGGTAATGACAGCGGGCGCAACTGGACCCGTTTGGTCTGGCATCTCGGGCGGGACTTTCTAAGGAAAAATTATGGCTGCAACGAACTTTACACCAATCCAACTTTACTTCTCAACGACTGCATCTGCCGTACCTTTGGCGGCAAATCTTGCGCAAGGTGAATTGGCAATCAACATTACCGACGGCAAGCTGTATTACGAGGACAACACAGGCGCTGTGCAGGTAATTGCAACCAAGGGTGCTGGCACGATTGGCGGGTCAACCACGCAGATCCAGTACAACAACGCAGGCGCGTTGGCGGGCAATGCCGCGATGGTATTCAACAGCGGGACCAGCACCACCACGCTGACCACGCTGAACCTCACCAACGCCCTTGGAGCGATCTACGGCGGCACGGCGCAGTCCACCTATACCCAAGGTGACTTCCTGTACGCATCGGCCACCAACACGCTTGCAAAGCTTGGTATTGGCGCAAACACCTACATCCTGACGTCAACCGGGTCTGTTCCTCAGTGGGTTGCACCTTCCAGCATTGCCGTGTTGACGGCGACCAACCTTGCTGGCGGCCTTGCGGGGTCTGTTCCTTACCAGTCCGCTTTGGACACGACCACCTTCTTGGCCATTGGAGCCGCGAACCGGGTCATGACGTCCACCGGGTCCGCCCCGCAGTGGGTGACGTCCCTGACGGGCCTGACGGGCGTTTCCAGCTCGTCTATCACCAATACCAGCCTGACCTCTGGCCGCGTCGTTGTGAGCACCACCGCTGGCCTCCAAGCTGACGATGCCGACCTGACCTTTGACGGCACAACTTTGTCGGCTGGTGGCTTCTCAACGGTCGGCCTGAGCACCTTGGTCAAGACTGTCAAGATTGGCGACAGCAGCTTCAACGGCGTTGCGGTGTTTGCTGCTGCTACGCCTGCCAAGCTGTACATGGGCACGGGTACTGTGACCGACGTCACCTCGGCAATCAGCGCAACCAACGCAATTGGCGCGATCGCATCCTTGGGCATTACCCCAATTGCTGCGACCAACACCAGCGTCACCTACACCAACGCAGCGACCTTGTACATTGCAGGCGCTCCAAGCGCTGGCACAAACGTCACCCTGACCAATCCATACGCTTTGTATGTGGCTGCTGGTGATGCCTACTTCGGCGGCACGGTGACTGCTGGCACGGTCAACTTGACCACGCTTGACCTGACAAACCTTGAAGTGACCAACATTAAGGCTAAGGACGGCACAGCCTCAATCACTTTGGCCGATACCACGGGCATTGCCACGTTCAGCGGTGCTACCGTATTTACGGCTGGCACAGCGTTACTTCCTGCCATCACTACAACAGGCGACACCAACACGGGTATTTGGTTCCCTGCCGCTGACACCATCGCTTTTACTGAAGGCGGCGCGGAGTCTATGCGGATTACCAGCGCAGGTAGTGTAGCTATCGGTACAACTACTGCAATTTCAACACTAACCGTAAACGGAACAGACGGCATCACAATGCAACGGTCTACGGCCAACGCATTTGCGCCTGTTCTGGATTATTTGAAATCGCGTGGCACAACCGCATCACCTGCTGGCGTGTCTGATGGCGATGGCTTGTTCTTGTTACGCGCAGCCCCATATCAAGGGTCTGCTTTCACATACCTCAACGCCATGACAATTGAGGTGGATGGCGCATATACATCGGGCCAGAACCCACCTACCCGACAGGTTTTCTATACCAATGTGGCAAATGGTAGTGCTACAGAACGACTGGGCATTAAATCCACTGAATTGGTAGTCAACGACGTTAGTTCGGACTATGACTTCCGCGTTGAGTCCGACGCAAACACTCACATGCTGTTTGTGGATTCGGGGTCAAACGCCATCGGCATCAACGATTCCAGCCCGACTGCGCTTTTGCAATTAGGGATGGCTGGTAGTGCCAACATTACCGACACCGTGCAGACAAAAGTCACTGACTTTGGAGCAGCTAATCGGTTTGGTAC